TGTTGCATTTGATCCGTCATTGCGCCAAGTTCATTGGGATCAATTCCTAGATTCTTAAAATACTCAGCCGCTTTACCTTGGCCAGTTTGAGCTTGTTCAATCTTGGTTGCAAGTTTTGCGTAAGATGATTCGGCATCCTGTGCAGATAACCCGACTTTTTCAAAAGCATTTTGGACAGTCATCAGTGTTTGCACTGAGGTTCCAAAATTTTCAGAAACCATGACGAGCTCTTTGCTACGGCTCATTGCGTCCCACATCCCATTGGCTGCAACTGTTACGGCAGCAATTCCAGCAACGGCGATTCCAAGCGGGATTGCCATCGCTCCCATGCCTGCAACCATGCCCTCAATCCCAGCTGCTGCGCCGACAATGTTGCCGCTGCCCAGGGCGCTGGTAATTCCTCCCATTTGCCCCCCGATTTTTGAAATATCGGCTTTAAGATTTTGAAACAGCCCTTTTTTATTGGAACTTGTTACCAAGTCAGCAACTGCTTTTTTAGCCGTAGCGCTTCCCTGCTGTAATCCAGCCGCGTCGATACCCAATTTGATTTTGATGTCGGCCATAAAATTAAGTTATGAAGCCTGCGCTTTTTGCTTTTTCTTTTGCGTAATGCTCAATCTGCCGGGCCATATTGTTGGCCTGCATTCCAATAGCCGCATCCGCAATGCTTTGAATTTTTACGCCCTCCCGGTGCGATGTGCTGTTAGTGGCAGTCAAGTAATACCCCCATTGGCTCACTTCAACATCCATTCGCGATCGCACTCCGCCCCAACGGGAAATCCATTTTGGAAGCGAAATGCCAAAGTAAGTAGCCGCTTTACTCCAGCCCGCAGGAAACGATCCTTGCCGCTTTTGTATTTCGCGTAAGACAAAGTCCACTTCTTTATTTGTCGCGGCTCGCTGCGGGCGTCCTGGAATCCGCTTGCGTGAGTTTCGCGCCTTAAGGTACCAGCTCAACGCTTCATCTTTATCTGCAAACGCGCGATGGTCTGTGGCTGCCACTTGGTGAAATGCTTTTTTGATGTCGGCAAGAATACAGGTGCGACCTTTTGCCAAGCCCGCTGCAAAATCTACAGCCCCCGTTTTTTGACCCTTGGCGTTAAATTTGAATGAGGCCGAGTTAGCTGCACCTCCCATTGGTGGTGATATTGCCAAAAGGTTGCGAATTGTGCCTTTAAAGTTTTCGTTGATAACCTCAATAGCAGTGCGCTTTGACGTGGTGACCATCATGTCAAGCGACCGATAAAAGCCATCCCCGCCAATCACTTCGACTTCATTCTTCATCGTCTTCCTGCGCCTCCATTGCTACCGCCAGCAGTGCGTTGTACTCCGCTGCGGGGGCAACCTTTGCGCGCACCGTCCACGCACCATTTGCCCAAAGAGAGGCATGTATGTATCGCAACGCGCGCTGGTAAGGAAGTTCCCACAAAATGAAATACTCGGTAAAATGGTAATGCTCGGCCAGCGCATAGACTAGAGATTCTAGGTGCCCTGGCCGGTGGAGTTTCCCGGCGCGTTATCCTTCCCTCTTCCGGGTTTTGGGGCAACCTCTACTGCTGCCGCCGTTGATGCTGCGCTGATTCGATTGATTTCCGAAATAATGGCGGGCAACGAGCTTACCGGCACGGTCCACCCAAATTCTTCAGCACGGGCACTGGCGGTGCCATTACGAAGCGCAGTGATGACTTCCGGAAGTGGTTGCGATTGGATCCAAGCGAAGGCAATCAATTGTCGCTCGGACTCGCCATCATTTTCTGGCGAGGTGCCGTCGGTAAACATGGTGAGCCGCATTTGTTCGCATGCGGCCTTGCTCCCGATTGTGTAGGGTCGGAAATTCAACCCGCCCACCATTTTTTCTCCGTCAAGAAAGTCGTGGATTTCGTTCATAATTCGGCAAGAATTTGATTTTTGCGGGCCTCGGGAAGATCCGGATGAATCACCGCTACACGGCCACCTCGGCGGATGAGAACGGCTGGCTTAAGAGTTTTGATCCAGGTCTTCATTTTTGCGCTGTTGTCGCGGAATAGGCGCATATAGCTGATCGGATGATCTGGGTTTTCCGCGCACCAGGTTGCCGACATCCAACGCCGGCGGAACTCGGAAAAAGTCACAGACTCGGATCCAAACATCACTGGCGCATCGCCATCAATGCACCATGTGACGGTCTGCCTGGGACCGTCGTGCGTATCTTCAACCGTCCAGGCGTAGGGGTCTTCTTTAAGTAGTTGCCCGCCACAGGTAAACCACGCGCCGACAATGTCGGTGTTTGGAGATTTCAGCGGAGGGAGGTTGTCCCGTACAAATTCAATCGTCTGTCCAACGTGCATAATATTTCAAAAAAACTGCGGTTAAGTAGCGTGCGGATAAGCTGTTCCAGAGTAGGAAAATCCCTGCCAATCATCGTTGGTTTGCGTCTCTGTAACGTTTGTGATGATGATTTTGCCACTTGTGCCAGTAGGAGCCCCTGTTGCATCTCCAATGCTTACAGGGCTGGTGCCTTTGCCTTTTACGGAAAACGTGTAGGAATCATCGACTGAGCGGACAGCGGAGTGATGCCCCGTCGATGTTATCAATTGTTTAACCTCTGCTTTGTGTTCGAGATCGACGCTTTCAATCAGATCTCCCGAAATTTTACTGATTCCGAAGTCGCTCATAAAGTTTAGGCGTAAAGGCTTCCCGTAACTTCGGATGTGGCGAAGTCATCGTTGGTTTCCGAATATTTTGCTGCCGTGATTGTCATCCCGGAAAAATCGCCGGTTGCCACGGTCGAAAGCGCGGCACTGCCCTTAGTTTTTACTGTCACGGTTTGCAGCGTACGCGGCTTTTTTAGTGCCTCCACAATTTGCCCAGTCGCGTTTTTAATTGTCGCAACCTCTACGTCGGTAGAACTTTCTGAGCTTTGTAAATAACCAGATGGAGCCGTTACCCCGAAAGTTCCTGTTACGCCGAATGATGCCATAAAAATTAGAGTTTGGGGCCGTAGCCAATTGTAGATGTGAGCGTCGTAGACCAATGGCGCTCGGTGTTGTTACCGTCTGAAGATTTGGAAATGATCCCGTAAAGCTGCACCGCGTCAGAGTCGATTTCGAGATTGTTTAGAAAATCTGAAACGTCCTTAACGAATGCGATATGCTGCGCAACTGTTGACTCATCAGCTTGTTGTGCAACCGCAACAGAAAGTTGTCCTGTCCATAGCGGCGAGTTGAGCAGTGAGTTGCCTTTTAAGTCGAGGATGATGCAAGGCATTGTGATTCGCTCGTTGTCATGCGGCAGGCCCACAAAGGTCGTCGGGAAAGCGTCTTGCAAACTGTTGCGAATGGCATCGCACGTTGCCAGGTCAAGGCTCATCGCGAAACGTCCTCCAAAAAAAGCGTCCATGAAACAGGGTGTTCAGCGGTGCGCACAATCCGTAGAGGCGTGCCTGCAATTGTCAGTTTGTCGCCCTTTACCGGCATTGGGAACCCGCGTTTTTGAATGACGATTGAGCACGTGCAATAAGTCGCAAATCCCCCAGCCTCAAGGATTTCGTGAGTGTCCGTTTGGTTGATCACACCACGCCACGTCTGCCCCTGGTAAACAAACTCTTCGCCCATAATGGCAAGAGCTTGATCCGTGGCGTCTGCGGCTATGGCGAACCAGTTCATTTTCGGCGAAACTGCTGTTGCGGTTCTGCGGGTTTGGCTTCGGCTTTAATCTTGCGATGCAGTTCCACCGGCGGATTAATTATCAACGCCAGTACACTGTCCCGAGTTGACTTGTGCGCTTTATAAAAACGCAACGCCTCCTCTGGTGTGGATGCAGATAAAATGACCTGGGGGCCGGCGCCAACGTCTTCAAGAACAAGTGAGATTTTCATGTGTGATTTTAGCAAAAGAGGGGGCGGCCATTACGCGCGCCCCCTCTCAAGTGAGTTTAGTTTAGGGCTGGACGCTTACAACGCGCACACCCATGCCAGTTCCAACAGCGCAGCCCCAGATTAGGCCAACGTGAATGCAGCTCTGGCCAAGGGAGCGGTCGTAAAAACGGCGGAAGGTAACGGGAAGCCCAAGGCCCGGAACAACCACTTCAGCAATCTCAATAGAGTCCATCAACGCAGCTTCAGGATTGACGCGGCGGGCGGCCATAATCAACGCGGAGGAATGCGCAGCAAACCCCGCAAGGTTTTCGCTGTTGCCGTCAACCAGGTTGGATTCGTAGACGTCAAACGCGGTCACGCGAGGAACAACGCCTTCAGCTTTGTCAGCGGTGATGCCAGGGATTTCGGCAGCGTTCAGTGTCTTCAATAGCGCGCCATAGTAGGCGTTATTTAGGTAAGTAAACCGCCCCGACTTAGGTGCTGCTAGCGTCGTGGTCAACGACGCGCCAATGTCGATGAGATCAGAACGATCAAAGTTTGCAGCGGTCGAGAAGTAGTAATTTGGGAACGCGGCAGCGGTCACCAAATCATTCAATGCGCCAAATACGTCGGCGCCCAAAGAGTCGAGCATTGGATTAATGAAAAGACGCTCAAACGAGATCGAAGATTGAAGGACTTCGAGATCCGAGAAGCCCAGCGTCACACCGCGATGCTTGTCTAAGTTGATCGTCTTGGCAGTCGTTGCTGCGGCGCTCGGAGCGTAACCAGCGGTCGCAATGTTTTGCACTGCGGGCTTTGTTGCGTAACGAGTTGTCACAGAACTGCCAGCAGTGGCAACGTCTGTGCTGAAATCCGTCGTGATGCCGCGCAAGGGCGCAAACATGGACGTGAGATAGGGAAGAGAGGACTGGGCAATCTGGCTGAGGAATACGCCGTTTAAAGTGTTAGACATAAACTAGTTGTGTGTAAGTTGTTGAGGTGAGTGACTAGCGGGCCATTTGGCCTTTG